GAAATCCGAGACACGGGGAGAGAGTCATAAACCTAAAAAGGGCTGATGATACCCGTGGTCGGTTCAGGGGAACTGCTGGTAGACGAAAAAAGAGGGCTACAGGGAGACAAACATGGACACATCAGAAACTTATATTAAGATGTGCCGAAAGGCAAAAGAAATTCAAGAATTATGGGAGGGTTGGACAAAGATAACTGGTGATCGTACAGTATGGAAGGATGCAGAACCAGATTCTTATGGGTATAGAGATACACGTCAATCAGAGACAAACCCGACAAAGGAAGTAGAATATGAAATTATTTGGCTCCCTTGCCAAGACCAGTTGCAGGAGATGGTGAATGAGTCAATTCCCCGGCTTGATAGTATAATACCATTTTGGCACAACCACATGACCATCAATCCTGTTTCATGGGAACAACTCTGGCTTGCATTTGTGATGAAAGAAAAATACAACAAGACCTGGAATGGAGAGACGTGGAATGCTATATAGTTTCTTTTTAGGACTCGCCAAGCTGGTGCTATTCGCAATCTTCCTGTTTCCCTCGCTTGCTCTTGAGTTCGCTTTGTTTTTGGGGTTTCCTGAAAAGGTCTATGAAGAGATTACGTTTATTGAAGCTTTGTGGGATTGGTTTAAAGAGTGGGGGCACAAATGATGTTATGGTTTCTCAGAGGATTATTTAAGGTTCTCATGTGGGTCTCGGTTGCGGTTTTTCTAGTGATGTTGGGTTTGGTCATTGCGGGTGGTTTGTATTGGCCGTACCTGTTTATACCGGCCATAATTGCGGTGATTATGCGGTTGCTAATTGCCTTGTGCGATGACATAGCAGAAAAATATGTTTAGGGGGCTGATATGCTGACAGGACTTTCAATACTTGGTTTCTTCGGCGCAGGCGTCTTGCAGGGCTTTGTCAAGTGCTTTGCCGGGCTTGAGCTGTCATGGCTCCTCTCGGTTCCGTGGTTCCTGCTGTCTGTGGCGTTCTGGGTTTTGTTCTGGTACGTTGAAAGAAATGGAATGGTGTAGGATACTTTACAAGTTGGAGGAGATATGGGAGACAGAATCCAGTTGGGTGACTTGACTGATCTTTACGAGGAGGATGCCAAGAAAGTTATCGGAAAAAAAATTGCTAAAATTTATGCGCATGAGTATCGTTTGGTTTTTGTATTAGATGACGGGGTGACAATAGAATCGCACGGATGTGCTTATGATGGTTGCTCTTTGGGTGTGGAGGTATATGATACCGAACAAGAATATTTAGATTCATAGGAGGAGATATGGGTAAGCGAGTGGAAATGTCGGATGATGTTCTCAATCAGGCAATGGCTGTCGGTGTTCTAAAGTGTCCCGACTGCGGTGAGAATATGATGTTTTTGGAAGCAAAGGTAAGCAGGAAACACGAGTGGTACTGCAAAGACTGTCATCTCTCGGTTCCTGCGTTTGAAAAATGAAGGTAGAACACGCATTTCTTCCAAAGGGAGAGCTGGTTCTGCTGGTTCACGTACAGAGCGAAAAGGACCGGGACGATTTTCAATATATCTTGGACTGGGGGCAGATGAGGTTCAGCCCGCACCCGGAGTTCATGAAACCAATTAATCAAGCCCTTAATGACGCAAAAGGATTTTTTAAGGAGGAGAAAAAATGAAGTATGCAATCATCGCAGTTCTTTTAATTTTCACGCTTAGTTTTGCACAGGACGCAGTTGCGCCTGAGACCGTACCGCTGAAGAAGTATAACGATCTCGCATCAGAATACAACAATCTGGTAAAAGTCTCCGATTCCTACATGAAGCGCATGGTCATGGCACAGGATGCCAACACAGCCCTACGGCAGACTATCGGTGATCTCGCATCCGACCTCATGAGCCTTCAGCTTGCCCCGGTGGACTCAGTTCTTAAAAAATACGGGATAGTGCGAAGATGAAACTTTCTGAACGTGTCGGTAAAAAAAAGTGGGATAAAGCATGGACTAATGCCATGCATAAGCACAAAATAGTTTGTTGGAAGGCTGAGTTTCCAGAAGTTGATTGGGATGTTCTCGCAAGAAAATGGGGAGTTTATGGACCCACTAAAAGAGTGTAGCGACTACTACGTTCAGGTAAGACTCTACGATCAACATGATTCTTTCACATTAAACGATCTCTACGAGTGCTTCAAAACTCAGATCAAAAAAGAACTTGAGGATGAGTTTGCGGAGATGCTCGGAAAAGCGGTTGCCTGTCCCAAGTGCCACAAGGTTCACTTCGAGTCGGGCAAGTGTGAGTGTGGATTAGAGATAGTCTGTTAGGAGAGAGATATGGCGAATAATCGGCTTTTATTGGTTGATACAGAAACCAATGAAAATATTGTTCTTTTAAAATCTTTTGGGGGTGGATGGAAGTTTGAACATACAATAAAAGAACTTGAGGGGTGGCTTGATTTACGAGATGGCGACGCATCTTATGGTAATTGTGATACTGGGTCGAGCACCCTCATGCTTATGTCCGAACCGCTAACGGCCGGTTGCCCTAAATGAAAATCTCATTCTCATATCAGGGCAGAATCCGAAAAAGACTCGACCACGAGTTCGTCACGTTTGCCAAAAACTTGGGTATGATTGAGAACGACAGATTCTTTGATGTACGCAAGGGCATTCGTGTGATGGTGTTCGAAGCAACCAAGAAAACTTTGAAACTCTTGGGGGAGTGAAATGAGTTGGAAAACATGCTATCCGTCGGGTAACATGAGATACCTGAAGAAAAAAGATGGTAGTCTCGTTTTACAACAAGAAATAGTCTATCTGGAATGGTCTGGTCCTCGCAGGTGCTCGCCCCTACCATCTAAATGGTGTGATGTACCAATAGTGGAGGAGGAGTGAATGGCATCCGTTGAAATAAAATCTAAAAACAAAGACCCAGTAATTCCAGATAAGGTTATCGTGGAATTGGATTCCAACAACTTAGTATTGTTACCGCTTTTAAAAGAGTTTAGTAGGAAAAATATTGGTGGGATTAGTGTTGGGTTTGACAGTTCATCAAATCGCTGGCATTGTATTGTTTGGGATGACAAAGAGGTGGATAACATACAGTCATCATATAATGACGATATTGTGGATGCCATGATAAATGGCTTGATAGAATTTAAGGTTTTGCAGATATACGGGGAGGGATAAATGGCACACAAAGTAGCGGATTTCGGTGAATTTAAAGACAAAGTGACCGTCGAGCACGAAGACGGCACTGTGTTTCATATCGAAAAAGAGAAGTTCCTTCTCATTGAGACCATTGCAAAAAAAGTATTTACGGAGGCGTATGATGGACGAAGAAAAGAGCGTGAAGGAAGAATACAGGCAATTTGTTCTGGAAACACTGCGACTGGCAAACGGGAACCAAACTCCAACCGTAAGAGTGGAGTACGCAAAGTGGATTCCGAGGATGGTAATAGCGTATCTTGATTACTGCAAAGGAGAGAAAAAATGAGCGATGTATTTGATAAACAATGCGGTGATTGCTTTTGGTATATGAACGAAGCCATGCACGGGAATAATCAGTTTCAGGGAGGACTACTTGGTGGCGAGTGTCATGGATGCGCTCCCACTGCCGGTGTCGGATGGCCCATAGTCGCTCCTGAAACAATCGGTTGCTCTCATTGGAAACAGGGTGGTTCTGATAAAAAGGTGATAGGCCCATCGAAGCCCAAACCTAAATCCGAAGCAAAAAAACCCGCTACCAAGACACCGCCCGTAAAGGAGAAGCCATGCCCATCTACGAATACCTCTGCGAATGTGGGGAAAGGTTCGACCATTTCTCAAAAACCAGGCGACGACTGGGTTCCACTGTCACCTGCCGATGTGGGAAAAAAGCTAAGCGAATCCCCAGTAGTTTTGGATTCTCCATCTGGGGGACCATCTACAAGGATAAACCCGACGGAGATAAGACCGTAGAGGACTTCATGACTCCCAAGGAACGGGAGATGACAAAAGCACCAACCAGAGGGTTTTTCGGATGATGTTGGCTAACTATGTTTGGGTCACAACCCATACAGCAATATATTCGTTTCAATGAAATACGGCAAATACAAGGGTGTAATACACTACGTCTTTGACAACGAACATGACTTCAATAAGTGGTTCAAGGGCAACCCACCCCCTATTCGCAAAAAATGGCGTGATGGTGAGGTTGGAGACTGGGTTTGGAGTGACGACGGGCGCATTGTAGAGATTCTTAGACGATCTCAGCCAAGGGCAAAGAAGTATCACTTCATCCTCACCATTGTGGGAACGTTTACAACCAACCCTAAAAGCTACATGGATACGGATTTCTCCAAGCATGAGTCCAGACATTCGCTAAGTGGCAAGTCCACGAAGCAGTGGGGTCGGCATGTGAACAGCCATAAGCTCACAAGGGCTGAAGTAGTCTTTGTTGCCGCTCTGGTAGCCAGTGGAAAGCCCTACGAATCCTTCAGGGCGGCTTTCCCGAAGGCAAAAAGTGAAGATTACATCTATCAAAAACTTGTTTATTTACTCGGACAGGACAGAATAATGAACGAAATTCGTAAATCCGTTGCTGAATCGGCTGAAAAGGTCGGTTTGAACCTTGAGTGGATTTTTACAATGCTCAAAGAGCTCGGAGAAAAGGCGAAAAATGAACACGTCCGGCTTCAATCCGTGCAAACCGCTGGACATTATCTCGAAGTGGAGCCAAAAGCACAGGCTGTTCCGCAATTTCCCGTAAATAGCGGACTTATTTCAGATGCGGAAGTCGAAGAAATCACCGGAACCGAGCCAAAACAGATCGAGTCGAATAATTAGTCTGTAATTTCAATAATATTCGTAATTTCACACCTATAAAACCTCAGTTCACTAAATATTTTAAAATTTCACCCCAATTCACGGGGTATGGGGTTTATTATGCCCAAAGCACTACATAAAAAACTTGCACGTTCTGCCCGAAAGAAGGGCTTAAAGGGAAAACGCAAAGACGCCTATGTTTATGGCACGATGAAAAAGATCGAGAGGCGTAAAGGTAAGTCCAGACGGTAAATATAAACAAATTTCCCCCTCAGCAGCTTGCTCGAATGGAGAAACATCTTGAGATTAGCCGGAACGACCTCATTGCGTTCGGAAAGTTGTTTCTCAAGGGAGATTTTGGAAAATCTACCACACCGGAATTTCACAGAGAGATTGCAAGGGCATATCTCGCTGATGATGCCACAAAGCAATTAGCAATTATAATTGCAAGGGGGCACGCCTAAAACTACACTCACCAAAGCCTTTATTTTACATAAGTTTCTTTTTCATAAAAAAGGCGATCCACCTCTATTCTTCGGTTGGGTTGCGGATTCTCTCGGCAAATCATGGAGAAATGTCGAGTACATCTCTCAGCAGATCATGTACAACGAGAGGATCAAGACTTACTTTGGAGACCAGTGCGGTAAACATTTCAACAAGAAATGGACCGAGCAGGACATAGTCTTAGCCAATGACTGCACCCTTATTTCGAGATCGAACGCACGAAGTCTCAGGGGTGAGACCAAGGGTTCCGTAATCGGCGGTTCCCAAAGATACAATGTTATTATTCTCGACGATATTGAAAACGAAGAAAACACGCTCACTTTAGAATCCCGTACCAAAATAAAACGTACCGTCACCAATGCTGTATATCCGGCTCTTGATATTCAGGATGGACGATTAATATTCAACGGTACACCCGTTCATTACGATGCTCTTTGCCAAAATATTTTAGACGGCTGGAAGAAAGCTGTCCACGACGGAACCGAGGATGACTACAGTTGGCTGGTGATTACCTATAAGGCTTCACAACCGACCATGCCGGGCGGTGTTCTTTGGGAATCCTACATTCCCCGTAAAGAACTCGACAAGCGAAAACAGTTCTATATCGACAATAACAACCTTCCCGGATACTACCAGGAATATGAACTCGAACCGCAGGGCAATGAACACCGCATCTGGACAAGAGATCACTACATCATTCACAATGCTTCTTACATGTGGGATGATGTTGAAAAACAAAGTTATTTGACATGGAAGAACGAAACCTTTCCGGTGAATTGTTTTTGGGGATCTGACCCGGCCACGGACATAGAAAGCCGTACATCTGACAATTCCGTGATTATGGTCATTGCGGAGGACAGCCTGAAAAGAATCTTTGTTCTTGAGTACATCTCCAAGCTTGCCATACCCCAGTTGGCACTCAGGGACGCAAGCGGTAACATGGTGGGCAAGATGGGTGTGGTGGACTATATTTTTGACCTTAATGACAAATATCACTGTTTGAACGGAACCGTGGAAGATGTCGGTATGACTCGCGGAGTCATGCAGGACATAGAGGCGGAGAAATTCAGGCGACACAGGTATGACCTCATCGCAATCCCGACGGAACCAGAGGGACGGGAGAAAATCAACAAAATCAAGACCGGACTTAACACCATGTTTTCCTATAGGCTTATACACTACAGGGATGAACACTATACTCTCAGGGAACAGACAGAAAATTTTGGGCCGAAAATGAAACATGATGATGAGATAGAAACTCTTCTCTTTGCGACTTTAAATATGTATCCCCCTGAATATAAAAAGAAAAGATTGAATAAATGGAATCGTATTCCTGCTAAAAAACCTAAAAGTTGGGTAGTTACATGAGCAAAAAGTTAGCTAAAGAAAATAGAGATTTATTCAACCAGTGCAAGACATCCACTTACGATAAGTGGCGCAGAGACCAGCAGAAAGCATACGACTTTGCACATTGCGACCAGCTTACCAAGAAAGAACTTAGTGATCTTGAAAGTGCCGGGATGCCCACGTTTATCGTGGACAAGATTTCCGGCAGTGTGGATGTTCTTATATATTTTCTGACCGCCAACAATCCCAGTATACGGGTTGTGGGACGGGAGGGAAGCGACACAGACCTTGCCTCTATCCACAACGCCCTTGTGGAGCATTGTTGGGATTTGTCGATGGGGAAAAGCGTTCATGGGCAGATTCTGAGAAATTCACTCACAAGAAGTGTCGGGTACTGGTTTATCTCTATCGACCCGAATGCCGACAGGGGAAATGGAGAGGTAGCCCTTGAGAGTCTGGATACATGGGATGTATATGTAGACCCGTCCTCGACTGACATTTTCTATCGGGACGCTTCCTTTATCATAGTAAAGAAAGACTTTATCCGAAAACAGTTAATGAACAAACTTCCCCAGTTCGCTGAGAAAATCAAAAGGGCTTCCGGTAACGACGAACACAACACAGGCTATTCAGACAGAGATACCGTCCAATCCGAAAGCATCCAGCCTGCGGATATTTCCACCAGCATCAACGGACAGGATTCAGACTGGCTCGACTATTACGAGAGATACGAGAAATACAAGGTCAGGTTCGTCACTGTAACGACCCGTACGGAACCATCTCAGGCCGAGATCGATCAGGTTAAACAGCGTGTGTCTGCTGAAGTCGCTCTCTTTGAGAAGAACCTCGCAACCGAGTTAAAGGACCAGGCTATCGGTCTGGAAGATGCCTTTAACCGACAGACTATTTCCAAAGAGAGAATGAACTTCGAGATTCAGAAACTCAGAGAAGAAGCCAAACGAGCAGTCAAAGACTACGAAACAAAAATCACAAACGATGCCATAAACAGCATAACTACCACACAGACTGTTGCGGTTACGGAAAAAGAATACGAGAAAATAAGAAAAAGCAAAGCCTTTAAAGACAAGATCGTAAGTGCTGTTCCATTCTACAGAGACAAGGTGAGGGTAATTGCTTCTATCGGGTCTGACACATTTCTCTACAAGAACGAACTCCCCGGCGAGAATTATCCAATCATTCCCGTTCCGTGCATCTATACCGGAACACCGTTTCCCATGAGCGTGGTTCAGAAAGCCGTAGGGACTCAGCAGGAAGTCAACAAGGCGCATCAGTTAATGCTTCACAATGCCGCTCTTGGATCGAGTCTCCGGTGGAAAGTCAAGAAGGGCGCAACGGATACAGACTTTCCCACACAAATCACTACACCTGGTGGGATCATCACCGTTCTTACTGGGAATCTGGACGACGTAAAAGAAGTTCTTCCGGCACAGCTTAATCAGGCATTTTTCAGTGTTGCTGAGAAGGGTGAGCAGATCATTGAAGAACTCATGGGAGCCAAGGCGATTCTTCACGGGGGCAAGAGCAGTCAGGAGACTTTCAGGGGTTATCTTGCCGAAGAAGAAGCCTCAACGAGAAACATCAAGGCGTGGATGGGAAATGTGGTTGAGCCTGCGCTTGAACAAGTTTTTAAAGTCTTTACGGAATATGCCCAGTTTCTCTACAAGTCCTACAAGGTATTCCGCATTGTCAACCCGGATACCGGAGATGTGAAGAAGTACGAACTCAATATCCCGATCTATCCCGACCTGTCGAGAGATGTCGAGCGGTATCACGACTATGCTTCTACGATTTTCGACATCAAGGTTAAGCCGGGCAGTACCCTTCCGGTGAACAGGTGGGCGAAGTTAGAAGAATATACAAAGTGGTTCGAAGCTGGAATCATAGATGACATAGCGTTTCTCGCAGAAACAGACGTGAAGAACAAGGAAGAAGTCATCAAGCGCAAGTCCATTTACTCTCAGCTTTCTCAGGAAAACGAAGCACTTAAAGCGGAACTGAAGAAGAAGGACGGAACCATCGAGACCTTCACGAGAGAGTTGGAACATGCAGGCATTAAGGAAAAAGTCAAAAACGCAGATGTTGAAATAGATAAGATTGTAACCAAGGTGAAGTCTGATATGAACGCCCGTGCTATGGTGCATACGGGAGCGATGAAACTCATAGAAGAAAAAGCAAAACAAAGAGAAAAACCACAGAAAGTAGAAACGAAAAAGAAAAAGTAAAAAAGAATGGTGGCCAAAGGCGCTCATTGTAAATAATGAAGTTATGTTTAATTGTGAATATGTGTAGGCACGACCTGTTGGCCAAGGCGCTTTTTAACCCAAGGGATTAATTTTAATAGATTTGACTTCGCAAGAGTACTATCCATAAATTAGTGGACAATTGTATTTAACTAAACAAAGGAGGCAACATGCCAAAAACAGCGGACAACCCGAAACCGGACTCCGCAGAGATTGATTTTCCAGCTATCCCAAATGAGGGAACCTCTGCACCGGAGAACCTCGCAAAAGAGAACCTTCCTCCGCTTCCACAGCGGTATGAAGAATCGAGAAAACATGGTGTTCAACTTGCCAAAGAAAACAAGGCAAAGGATAAAACAATTGAAAAACTTGAAGTGTTATTAGAGGAAGCCAAGAGTAAACTTGGGGACTACGATGATTATGCTTCGTTCATAAAATCTCTCAAGGATGACCCGAAGCTTGTAGAACATATCACAAGTTATTGGAAACCATCCGAGGAGGAAAATCTGCAAGACTTAGATTTAACTGATCCTAAAGTATTTCAGGAACAGGTTGACAAAAAGGCACGAGAGATTGTAAAGACCGAACTCGCAACTTTCAAGCAAACGTCCAATCGGGAAAATGCTTTGGAAAGGCAGATTCAAACCTTTCTGAAAGATCACCCGGACAAAAGCAGAAAAGATGTTGACGGTTTAATCGCGTGGTCGAAGAACAACCCGATGACCATTGAGCACCTTTACATGCTTCATAACCCGGAAGAATTTTCCAAGAGGGTGGCCGAGACCACCCGTAAGGACATTACTGAACAACAGCGAACGGTCCAACAAACCCCCGCAAGTCTTGCATCGGCTAACTCCTCTGGAAAGCCAGACTCGCCTATCGAGAAAATATTTCGGGAGCAACAAGCCCGAATCAACAGCACAAACTTAAATATAGCAGTTAATGAGAGCGAGTAATTGGTGATCGGCCATGCCTCGCTCCGTTAGGAGGCCAAATGGCTACAGATACCCCATTGACCATTTCCGATCTTGAGCAGACTGACCAAGAGACTTCCTATGGCATAGGTGATATTAGGCGTGGTTACGCCTATGGATCAAGCCGTCTTTCCAAATTAAATATCCCGGCAGACCCGTTATTCAGGATTCTTTCTGAAAAACGGACTTCTCCTGTCGCGGAAACCATATTTAAATATACCGAGGAACGCCCGTTCCTATGGAAGCGGTACGCCTATGTCGTAGGTAGCAAGACTTGGACAGGAACCGGAAATGCTCCCGTCACCGACTATAGTACGGATGACGATGCAATCGGAGTCGTTGGAATCACTCCCCAAACGCAGGGAACTTATGCTGCGTTCAAGATGGGAGCGGATTACAAGTCTTCGGGCAATCAGCAAAATGTGTACGGTAACAGCACCAACGCAATCACCATTGGTGATACCGGTACACTCCCCACCTTTTTCATGGAAAACCAGATCGTTAGAATTTCTATGAAATCAGCAACCGGTGATCTCGTGGCAGACGATTACTTTACTATCAGAATCATGGACGTTCAGACTTCCGGCCAGTATGCTTACATCGCTGGAATCGTTGTGAAGCCCCTTGCTTCTGCAAGTAACAAGTATTACTGTTCTGCTCCGGGTGGAACCTTTCTGACTTCTACTTATGATCTGGCTCATGGACATGACGTGGGCGGAACAAAAACAATCATGGAAGCCGCAAGGTCGTATGTGGTTGGTAATGCGTACGCGAAAGGCTCCGGCCTGCCCGATACGTATGAAACACAGCCGTATTACAACCGTTACGGTGCAACCATGATCCAGAAGCAATCTCTCTCGATGGACAACTCCACAATGGCAACTGAACTCAAACTCGTAAAGAATGAGTACAATCGTTTGTGGGATGAGAAGACGTTGCTTCACAAGTGGGACATCGGTAACGAGATTTATTTCTCTGATCTTTACCTTGAAACCGGCGGACCACAGCATACCCAGGGAATCGCTTCGTGGACATTGAACTATGGAAACGTCTTTGGTCTTACCACAAGTAAGAATCAGGACAACTTCCTTGAAGATTTTTCCACCCTGTTTGACCCACGGTATAATCAAATCAACAAGTGTCTCTTTGTCGTATCAACCCTGTATTACAACTGGCTTCACAAACTGGCGGGTTATCCCCTTCAGAACTTGACAACCGGTGTAATCGGGACTACGGCAACCTATTACTACTATGATTTCGCCAAGAACGGCGGACGTAACTTGGCCGGAGCGAATCTTTTTCAGTTCGGCACTTTGTACGGCCCGATGTATGTCCTGAGAGACCCGCATTTGGATGGAACCAACATCAAAATGCTTGCTGTTCCTCTTGGACAGGTGAAATATCGTCCGTTGATCGGTAACGGAAAAAACAGAGACACCACAATTTATAAGGGTGTTCAGACAATCGAGAACACTGGAACCGATGCAACTGTAGACCTGATTCAGACTGAGTTCGGTGTTGAGCCTGCTCTGCCTGAAGCATGGGCTGTATGGAAATAAGGAGGTAATCATGGCCGGTTTAGATCGAGTATATTTCGGCAACAACTCCGATAAGTTTGTCACGAGTTCCATACGTGCTCAGGGTCTGGTTGATTCACCGCTTATCAGTTCTGGAATCAGAATCGGAACCGCTGGAACCACTAATGCTGTTGAAATTCCTCCCTTGTCGATTGTGACAAAGGTAGGGTTGTGGAATACCGGAACCGCCATCAGTGGAGCTACGCTCTGCGTTGGTGTTGAGGGTACTATCGACAAGTTTCTCGACAGTGTAAGCACTATCGCTGCAAACGACATCAAGATGAGTGGACTTGCCGGTGCGGTTAATGCCGATCCTGTCGGCGGAGCCTACTTCGCCAGTGGCGGGGTAATCCAACTCGGTGTCGGTGCTGGTACAGATGACTCAACCGTTAAAGTTCTTGTGTGGTACACCGGGACAAGCTAAAAGTTGGAGGTTAATATGTCAACTGACAGAGTTTATCTCGGTAACAAGAAAAACAAGTTTCAAATGAGTTCCATCAGACTTCAGGGGATGTGCGACTCTCCGCTTATTAGTTCCGGCATTCGGATTAATTCGACCGGTACTACTGACGCGGTGGAGGTTCCGCCTCTGTCAATCGTCCACAAGGTCGGCTTGTGGGTCTCTGCAACCGCTCTTGCTTCTGTAACTATCGACGTAGGAGTGGAAGGTACTATAGATAAGTTTCTTGACGGTATCACAGATGCTGCCGCCAACGACATTATCTATAGCGGACTTGGAGGCACGGCAAATGCCGATCCGGTGGGTGGAGCTTATTTTGCAAGCGGTGGAGTAATCCAGCTTGCTGTGGATTCCGGTACTATGGATTCCACGGTTAAAGTTATGGTATGGTATACCGGGACAAGCTAAACATTCAGGGAACAGGGGTGAGTTTCGATGCTCACCCCTTTCCCGAACTATGGAGGAGATATGAAAATCACGATAGTAACAAGGCGTCCGTGCATACGGGTCGCCAAGGAGGCATTTGCCCTGAAGGGTTTGGGGCATGAGATTAATCTCGTTTCACCCACAATGGACAGTGAGATTTACAATAATGTCCTGTACTGGGGAAACCCGAAAGAACTCGAAGACGCAGTAAAGTTAATTGACAAAGAAACAGATGTGTTTGTGGTTCATAACGAACCCACATGGCCTGCTATGATAATCAGAGAGGCTTTGCCGGACGCAAAGATAGTTCTGGACTATCACGACAGTATCTACTGGTACTTTGACGCAGACGCAGAAGTTGTGGCTCCGAACGAACAGGCAAGGTGGCACGAAGAAGATTACTCTGTTGCGATTTGCAATGGGTTCGTGGTCGGTTCTGAGGGATCGAGAAACGAACTAAAGACCAGAACCGACAGACCGATCGCCATAGTTCCACCTGCTTCATTGAGAACGGACTACCGCTATCAACAACACAATTTTCAGGGGGGATTGGTTTCTCAGGGTGGACATGCAATACCCGGACATTTTACACGGGTTGGAGAGCATTGGAGAGACTATACACCGCTCTATAAATATCTAAGAGGACGATGCAACATCTTTGCGTACGTTCCCACAGATGAAAATGTCACAAAATATTACAAGCAATTTACAACGAATGTAGCTTCACATCCATACGACGTTCTTTTAAATAAACTGGGTGAACATACATGGAACCTTGTTGGAAACTGGACGGATCATGTGGTCTGGCAGTATTCCGCACCCAATAAGTTCTACGACGCCCTCGCAGCCGGAATCCCAAGTGTGGTGTTTCACATCACTTCAGTTCAGGAGATTCTCCAAGAAGACAAGATCGGTATGGTGATTTCCCATCCAGACGAGCTTATCGACAGATGGGACGAAGCCCCATACCTGAGAAAAGAACTGATGCTTAAGCGGAAAAAGTACTGCATGGAGAACTTTATCGGCAGAGCAATAGACCTCTACACGGAGGTGATCCATGCTTGAGCAACTCGTGATGTCGCCTCACGTTAAGTTTTTCGGTGAAACTGTAGCCAAGATATATAATCTCAAACTCGCCACTGAAGAAGACTACGATCCCAAAGCCCCAACGCTTTTTTGGGGAAACTACACGGGTTATGACTCTACCAGAATCGTGTGTCATACCGGAGAAGCTACGCTGGTTTGGGCAGGCAGTGATCTTCTGGATGAAAACAACATAAATCGTGTGCGCCCGAAAGAAATACGGCACATCGCTATCTCAAAATGGATAGATAAGAAATTAACATCTCGCGGAGTAGAGCATGAGTATATCGTGCTTCCGTCAACCGACATAGATTTCTGGAAATCGGAAACACTCGGAAACAAGGTTTACGCTTACGCACCGGACATGCCTATCTACAGACGCTACCTGATAGACGAGCTTCAGGAAGAACTCCCGTTCGAAATGATAGTCACGAACAGTGCGGAAGACTTTACGAGAGAACAACTCAGGGAGATTTACAAACAATGTTTCATAGGACTCAGGTTAACGTGGTGGGATGGATGTGCCTCAACGGTGCAGGAGCTTGGCCTGATGGGGCGCAGATCGGTATGGAACGGGGGATCGCTTCCAGCCCTTCCGTGGAAGACCAAGCAGGATGTGATAGACCTCGTTATGCAGGAATCGAAAAACATAGGAAAGAAACAGGGTAAACTCGCAAAGTCGGTTTATAACGAGCTACGCAACGGAATCCTCTCCAAATAATTTTGAAATACAATTTGAAACATCTAAGGATAAATAATGGCTACACTTAGCGCACAGATAACCGCTTTATCTGGAACGGTAACTGACGCAGATGAAGTGACCACATGGGTACAAGACGGTATTAAAGATGTAATTCGCAGGCTTCAGGTATTAGGAGCACCCTTGCACAGATTTGCTCAGGAGATAAACGTGGGCACGTCTGGTCTTGCTCTTGCCGGAACTGCTGTGATTCTGGACGTTCACCGTGGAGGCTACGAGTGTCAGGAAGTTCCGTCCTCGATGAGACATCGTTCAGGACGATCTACGAGTCTTCACCGTGCAACCACGCAGTATCCTCATTTCTACAGACTCAACAATACACTTATCGTCTTACCGCAACCATCCTCGGCAACCAATGCAAAGGTGTCGGTGGTTGTTCCGGCTACCACGGCTGGATCGTCTTCTTCGATAACCAACTTCCCGAATGAACTCGAATACCTCGTGGTGATTTACGCTTCACTTCAGAATCTTTTAGGGAAGATTTCAGACCTTGCGCTTCCGTCAGACCTGACCCTGCCCGTGCTACCCACAATCACGTCTTTCTCGGATGTTGCCACTTCTCTACCCACCTATACAGCGGTATCGCCTGTAGTCTTGCCCAATCCCCCATCGGGAGCGAATATTGATTTTTCAGGCATAGGCTCTACACCTTCGTATTCCGCACCCTCGGTTATTGTGCTTCCAACCCTCTCTCTTGGTTCCGACCTATCCATCTCTGCATTTACCCAATCAACCTCGGCTCCGTCTGTTCCGGTGATAGAGATAACGAATGGTACTGTGGCGTCTTTCGGTACGGCTCCGACTTTTACGGCTCCTGTACTGGCCTTGACAGATGCGGTGACGCTTGACTCTCTCGTACTTCCGGCTACTCCCCCTGATCTTGACATTACGGTTAGCCCCCCATCACCTCCTGCACTTAAAGGTTTTACAACCGGCGCAATAACCATGACGGAAGCGTTGCCAACCTACACCTCACCCACTACGACTATCGACGGAACGGCATGGGCAGACGCTTATCCAAACTATGCTACAGAGATAACAACTGCGTTGACAGCAATAACTAACAATCTAAATACGGATACTGTTGGAAAAAACTTTCTTATATCTGGCTCACTTGACGATGACAACGGAGATTTCGAGGCAGCCGGTGCGGACGGCACGGACATAGAAACAAACACAGACTGGTCAAAAAATAACTGCTCTGCGGAGACAGACAACGAAGCTGGATCAGGTGTGAATACCTACAATGGATCGGATTTCTGCTGCAAGATTCATACAGGTTCAGATGATAGACCTTTTATACACTTGGTATTCGGAGGAGAAAATCTACTTGTAAAGAATTGTACTTATCAAATATCATTTGACTATAAAGTATCAAATTGTACAGATGCAAAAGTAAAGGTGCTCTCAACCGCTACAGATGTAGAACATTCAATTGATTTGGATTCTGAATCATGGGCAACCGTTTCGGAAACTTTTATTTGTACAACCACCGGAACATCGAGCGGACGTACCAGAGTCTATGCTCATGACGGTACAGACGAAGATGGTAACGAAGTTGTATGGATTGATAACATATCTCTGAAAAAAGTAACCACTCTTGAAGAACTTATCAAGACTCAAATAGATACAGCAGCAACACAACTTGATGAGGCTGAAATTCAGGTAGATGCCTCGGTAGATACAGCCCTTGCCGCTATCGTGACTGCCGCCGGAAGAATTAACACGGCTGTTGCTCTTGCAAACGGAGAATTTGATAATGCGGTTCTGGAAGCCGTTGGTGCTGAAGCAGAGGTAGATGATGCTAAAATCGACACAGCCTTAGACCTTCTTAACACTCAGGTTGATTCTGCCGTGACCAATGCCGCAAGCGGTGTCACGAGTCTTGAAGCCGCCACTACCAGAGTAGCGACTGCCAATACCGAGATAGGTCTTGCAAACGCAGAGCTTGACAAGATGGCTGCTGAAACCGAACTGGATAACGCAGAAGTCGATAAAGCAACTGCTGAAATCGCAGAGGCCGCCACACTCATAGATGCGGACATTGACACTGCCGTGGCCGCCATTACTACCGCATGTGGACGAATCAATACTGCCGTTGCGTTAGCGAACACTCAATTTGATTCCGCTGTAACTCAGGCCGCCGCTGAAGACCCTGAACTGGCAGTAAGTTACGTTCAGGCAGGACAGGGATATTTGGGCGAGGCTTCCGGCGATGCCGGTGAGGTGGATGCCTATGCGAAAGAAGTCACTTCAAGAGTAAATCAGGTCAGAGGACAGATAGAAGTTGCCAAGGGATACATTGATTCAGGCGGTGGATATTCCCGTGTGGCTCAGGGATATGCCGCAGCAGCCAAGGGTTATCTCGGAACGGCTTCTGCCTATCTCCAGGAAGTAGAGCAGGATATTAAGGTTGCTCAAAGCTACACTTCTGTTGTGAGTGCCTATATCGCCGCCGCTCAGGGATATTCCGAAGAAGTCAAAGCAAGGCTCGGATATGCCAATGCCTTTGTGGGTACAACCCAAAACAGAATCAACACCGGAAACGCCTTTTTAGCAGAAGCAAAAGCGAGTGCTCTTGAGGCTGAAATTTATACCAAAGAGGTTTCCGCAAGAGTAGCACAGGTTGGTGGTTATGGTGTGGTGGTGGATGGATACCTCAAATCTGCTCAGGGATACGCTACTGAGATTTCTTCCAAGATAGGGATTGCTCAGGGGTATGTGGCAGAGGTTCAGGCAAGACTTGCCAATGTTCCTGCTAAAGTCTCTGAATACAAAGCAAAGGTTGAAGATGCCCTGAATACGTTTAACCTGGAATCGACTCAGTATAAATTGGAACTCGAAAAAGAAATAGCTGAGGCCAATGCCGTTTTGTCTGAGGAAAGTGCATCCAACAGCACCACTCTTGCCAAACATAAATCAGAGGTTGATTCTTATATAGCGCAGGTTAATAAAGAAGTTAATGAGTATAGCTCAAAACTTGAAAAGTATCAGGCGCAGGCTAAAGCGGAAATTGAAAAATTTAACGCTGAACAACTCTCCGGCAAACAGGCCAAGTGGATCGCTCAGAGACAGACCGAGATTGCCAAGTATCAGGCTGACATTCAGGTTGCCACACAGGAATTTAACGATGCCAATGTAGAATATCAGGCAACCATTCAGGAGAAACTGACCGAAGCTGCCAATCTTCTCGCTTCAGAGACCGAAGAAAATAGACTCAAAGTTCAGAAATATGTGAGTGCTTTACAGAAATACCAGACTGACGTAAACACAGAGATTCAGGAGTACTTACAGAAAGACGTGCAGGCTGAACTCGCAGAGTGGACAGAGAAAAGACGTAATCTCTTGGCAGAATTTCAGACCAAATCACAGAGTGTGATTCAGGTGTTTACTCAGGAACTCGCAGAAGCCACTCAGGAATTTGACTCTGAACTGAAAAACTGGACGACCTTGATTGAGAAAGCCGTAAAGACGTTCGAATCCGAAACAGGGTACGACCTTTCACTATTTACCTCGGACGCACAGATGACCATAGCCAAACACGCTGAGGACGTAAAGAACGAGAACACAGAATTTCAGGCGAACATGGCAAAGTATCTCGGTGAGCTTCAGAAGGTTTCGGAAGTAAACCAGAGGCTATTGAATAAATATTCCGCAGAAATCGGAGCATACGGTTCGGAAGTTCAGGCGAACATCGGACAGTTTAACGCTCTCCTACAAAAGAGACAGATAAACTACGATTGGTTTGCCAATCAATATAACAGACTCAAACAGCAGTACGAACAGGGATTCGTACCATTTGAGATTAAAGGAGAAAATCAATGAGCGACACAATCAAATACTCAATAAGTGTGGAGCCAAGAGAAGAACTGACGGATGAACAATCCAATACCCATACCGTTATTTCCGGTGAGGTAGGCAAATCTTTAGGGGGAAGCGGAACAGCGGTAGTGACAGCGTATGATGGAACCGCTGCTGCCCAGGGATACCTGAACGCCACGGTCAATTATTTGGAGTGTATCGATTCTGACGACACCACGGACATCTCATCTGAGGCTACGGCTTCGTTCGTTTATATCAGAAACACAGGCTACACTTTTTCAGACGCAACCACTCTTGGAGATGCTCTCGCAAAGTCGGTCAAGGTGATGATAGGAACTACAATGATTTCTATTCTCGATGCTGGTGAATGTCTTGTCTTAAAAGATGACAATGCAGGGATAGTCTGTACGGGAATCCATGTAAGAACAGTGGATACAGACGGGTCTGAGAATGCCTCCGCCGGTCATTTAGCAGTGGAATATTTAGTGGTGGATTAAAATGAGTGATTCAATCAGATACAAAATAAACGTCGAGCCAAGAGAGGAATTGACCGACGAACAAGGTAATACGAAAAACGTCATCTCTGGTGAGGTTGGGAAAAGGCTTGGCGGAAGTGGTGTTGCGGTAGTGACGGATTATGCCGGGGGCAATTCAGCACAGGGATATAAGGATGGTTCTGTTTATTATCAAGAAATTCATGACAGTACGTATAATCAATCTACTGGTGGCGGAGCTGAAATAACCGCATCTTTTATGTTTATTAAAAACACCGGTCATACCTATTCATCGGCTACAGTACTTGGTGAACCATTAAATAAAGCCCTCGGTGTTTATCTGAATCCTGGGACTACAACAATTTCCATTCTTGATCCTGGCGAATGCCTTGTTTTTAAAGATGATAATGCCGGTATTGACCCCACAGATATTGTACTTAGAACTGTAGATTTAGATGGCTCTGAAAATGCTTCAGCCGGTCATCTTGCTCTTGAATTTTTAGTGGTAGACTAATGCCTCGAAACTTTAAAAACATTCCTTTCAACGGCGGTCTCAACAACGCCAAAGACCCACGAGACCTGACGAATGAAGTTTCTGATGTCTCTAATGTGCAGTTCGTTAAAGACGGTGTGCTTCAATCGGACGGAAGTCTTGTTGCGCCTACGGGAGTCTCAACAGTATTCGCCTCGATGACAGGTATTAAAAACTATGGACTTTTCACATTTGGTGCTGATTGGGATATGCCGTCTTATGGATCAATAACGGGTGTAGCAAATACTGGTGGAATTGGTGGTGTGGGAGATGCCCGGTACACCACTTCAGACAATCATGGACTTGCCACGGGTGATCGGGTTTTTCATTACGGATTTACCACAACAGCTTATAATGGATATAAAACCATAGAAGTTGTCACGGCCACGACCTATGATACTACAGATACCTACGTAGATAACATCACTGGAAGTTACGTAGAAGTTTCCGAAGCAACCAACACCTCCAATGAAAAATACATTGCTTTAGCAGATGGGGACACAAGTGCGGCAATAGACATTATGCCCGTTACCGACGATGTGGTTCACAGGGGAATGATTTCTCTTGGTGGAAGTGCCGCTGGAAGCAGGGCGGTTTTTTACTACATAGACGGGGCTTTGAGGGTATGTGATGTAATATTTAGAACCGGTAATGTGCGGAAGTGGTTCGGGTATATTAAAGGTAATCACTTCACTTGTGGTGATGCAAAAGAAGATGTCTTGGATGGTTGGTATTCTAAAGATGCCGCGATAACAGCCCCTACTCATGGGATTGTCGGAGGTGGTGTACTCGCTAATGGAGATGGTGATTCTACCGCTACCATACTAAAATCTGATGGGAATTATGAAGATTACGACATAGATGGAACAGAGAAATATGTCGCAATTCATATAGTAGCTGAAAAGGCACGAGCAATAACCGCTCAGGGGGCGGGTCCTGATTACGAGATTACAACCGATGATTTGGGTGGTGCTGACACATGGATTGGTACTGGTGTTCTTTGCCCCCCAGAGGGGGCAGGGTTTACACTCGGACTTACGAGTGGTGCTGGTGTCGGCACATGGACCGCAGATGAACTTGAGTTTGCTCAAACATTTATTTATGATGGTGTTCAGGAATCTTTACCAAATATCATGAAGGGTACTTTCACACCCACGGCAAGTAAAGAAATCTATGGTCAGATTTACGCAACGAAGTCGTACAATGAACGACTTACGGGTGCAAGAATATATTACAGGGAAAGTGGCCCGCGGGGTGACTGGAAATTATTTTTAGATATTTCCTTTGAAAAGGGTGTAAGGGTTGACCCCACAGAAGAATTTATGTCCGACGAACATCCGTGGACATACAGGGGGGCACTGACTGGTTCCGGTGATGCTCCAACCGATGCTTATTTCTATGCCGGACTTGCAATTTATTGGTATGATCCCCCTACGACTCTTACCTATGAAAATTTAACGGGAATTTCTCAGAGTACAATTAGTTTAGAAGCTAAGTTTAGGTGTGCTGCAACCCTGAACAGACGAACATGGATAGCAAATGTAAAGGTCGCGAATGAGGCTGGTGATGATGTAATTCATGGGGATAGAATTATGTACTCACCAGTGAATTGTTTTGACTCATTCCCAAATACATTTTATCTCGATGTAGGGATTAATGATGGTGATGAGTTCACCGCCCTTCAAGGATTTAATGATAGGCTCTTAGCCTTTAAGTCAGAGACACTCTATATCATCAATGTGGCACAGGGTGAAGATACGGGCTGGTTCCTTGAATCTACCAATCCATACATGGGTGTGGAAACCCCATCGGCAACCTACAAAACAGACATTGGGATCGTGTGGGTAAACAAAAACGGGTGTTATTACTACGACGGGAACAAGATTTACAACCTCATAGAAGATGCTCAGGGAAATAAGATTCTCGATGGTTCTACATGGGATTCTGATATTCATGCCGATGTTCTTATTGGATATGAACCTCTTGAGAAACAGGTAATCGTAGTGTGTGATGCTAATGCTACAGCAGGTAAGACTTACATCTATGACTTCTCTACGAAAACATGGACCTATAATACTTCTTTTTCTCAGTCTTCCGGTGATAACATGACAAACTTTGCCCCACTTGAAAATGAGCTTATCGTTGGGAGATACGACTCTGGCAATCAGACCACCATAAAGAAATGGGACCCAACACCGGTAGCCGGAACAGGGTGGGTGACGTTTAAAGATGAAGATTTTGGAAATCCACACCAGGTAAAAAGAATCTATGGGTTCTCAATTACCTATAAAGCATCCGTCAAAATTAACATGAATGACCTGGTGACTTATGCCTTAGACGGTGGAACGTCTTTTGTGAACACCTATATTCCAGCCACAGAGCTTCCGGTAGCAGCTACATGGAATATGGCATACATCGAACTCTCTACTCCAATTTCAGTCCAGAGTATCAGGGTTAAGGCGGCATGGACATCCAATCTTGTTAGGGTAAACGATATAGCTGTAGAGAATAGACCCATTCATAAGGAATTTACCTAATGAGTAGAGAACTTCGCAATCTTCAGCACAACAAACCAGAACGCGCCACGTTTTCAGATGTTCAACCTTCTAAAGACAGCATGAGAAATGGTGAACAGAGATATTGTCTGGTGAATGGGACTTTAAGACTTTACACAAAACAGCGCGGTAAGCTTTACTACATAAATTTTACAGGGGTATAGCATGGCTATAAAACGTACTGGATCACTTTTCAAGGGACTTGGCTCTGCATACAGCAAGTTTTCAGGAATGCAACGAGAGACTTATGACCTTGCTCCCAAGATCGCAGAGATTAAAAAGAACATGGAAAAAGATAGAATCGCACGAGAGCAGAGAATGAAAACATTCAATGCGGCAGTCAGTCTTTTTTCAACCGGAATGCAGAACCTTGAATCTCAAAAAGGCATTGATATTGGTCAGACTCTAACCCAAGGAACTACACCCGACAGAAATTTCATGGATAATCTTAACGTCTTTTTCGGTGGACCTTCTGGTGATCCTATGGGACAATTCGGTGCTGTTGGTCAGGCCGCCGGAAATCAAAACGAACTTGAGAAATTACTGGAAATATTTGGAAATAAGGGTACTATTCCAAATAAACCCGATCTTGCTCCCGAAAGAGAAATTTTGCCGACTTCTGAAAGCAAGAAGAAGATAGAAGACCTGAAAAAGATTTTTGAAGAACAGGAAGAATTTAGTGATTTCAGGTTTAGCATTTTTAATTAGGAGTTATCATGGGTAAGTATACCGAGTGGCAACAACAGGTATCTCTATATAATTTACTTGGCGAACAGCTTGAAAAATATCCTGAGATGAAGCAGGGACTTGAGGATGTATTCAACAAGCAAAAAGATTTGTTTCAGGCTCAGTATTCCAATCGGGCGGAGGACCTCAGTTTTCAAACAAGCGGGTCTATCTACGACTTTATGACCAAGTATCGAGGTGCTCAGAGTAAGTCTGGATTCGGTGGATCGGGTGCGCTCGAAAGAGGCCGTGAACGAGGAACCGGGCGAATTCAGCAGAGTCACGAGTTTGGAATGCAGAATCTTTTTGATAGTTTCCAAGAACGCAAACTTGGAGCACAAAAAGAATACCTAAGCGGTTTAACAGAACTTGAAAAATTTAAATCCGATCTTCTTGCACAAATGGCAAGCATGGACATTGACCCGCCTACTGTTTGGGAGATGGGATGGCAGGCTATTTCTGATCCGGCTTCTGCGTGGGAAGACATTGGTGAAGCAAGCAAAGAGTTTTAAATAATTGAGGTATCTAAATGGCTCGCGGTGAAGGTTTAGGCAATATACTCACTTTGTTCGAGAAGATTCAGGGTGAACAAAGAAAAAAACAGGAGAGACAGGAGGACAGAGCTTACCGTTCCGGCATGGCAAGGTGGATGGAAGAAGCACGGGCGCAGGAAGGCAGGCAACAGGCTGAACTGAAATTTATGTTTGAACAAATGGGAAACCTTGAAAAGCAATACACAGCAGAACAGGAGCGTATTGCCACGCTTGGCCTATTGACAACCGATGAAGATACTTCCGAAGGAATGAAAAAACTCATATCCGATTCCATGACAAGTGTGCAGAAAAGAGCCAACACGCTATCCGGCAGAATGAAACAGCACTCCACTCAGATGGAACGCCTCATGGGTGTTATGAGCACGCAACGGGCACGGATCGGGAAAGCCAAGGAAACTTACGGAAGTTACCAGAAAGGCTTCACTGACGATGCTCTCGCTGCCTCCATTTATGAGATGGGGAAATTTACCGAAGGTGAAAAAGCTGGAAGCATTGAGGCTTTACGGCTTGATAAGTCAGGTGCAGAGGACGCCCTCAAAAAACTCATGCCTGACATAGACCCCATTACCGGGAAGGGAGCCATTGCACGAGCTATGCAAATTAGCGATAAAGGTGTCAAGCAGGAATTAGATTTAAGGTCTATTCAGGCACGGGAGAAACAGGTTGAGGCTTACAGGGCCAGAACCACCCAACGAAAAGACGATGCAACAATCGCTCTAAGAAAGGCCTATTTGGATGCGATGAAAATTGCTAACGATACCGGTGATAAAAAAATGTATCTCAAGGCGAAAGAAGCATACAACAAGTTACTCCCATTCAGCATTATGGGTGGGAAAACAGAAGATATTCTTGATATGCCACAAAGTGTGATTGATTCAATTATAGACGCAGCGAGCGGACCCAACCCGGAAGATGTTTCTTTTGGCAAGCAAAGTATATGGGACCCATATTCCCCGAAACCAAGGCGAAAAGAAGAAGCAAGGCTTAGAAAACAGCATGATCGTGTTACGAAAGAAGCAAATAAAATGCTTAACAGGCTTATTAAGGCTGAGGCTGTGAGTAAGCGAGACCTTATGCCATCTGAAAAATTCATGCAATTTACTATGGAGCGAGCGAAAAGTACTCCCGGAAAGGATGCAACGCCTGAAGAAATTCAAAACATACAAGATGCTGTAGACGCGGTATTTATGTGGGAAGATAAGGAATACTTTAAATATCTTGACAAACCC